TGCAGCAGCAGCAGCAGCTATGGCAGGCAATGATGCCAAGGCCAAGGCTCTCACAAAGATTGCAGATGGGATAGTGAAGAATAACCGGCTGGATGAATCCGATGGAGAGGAATTCCCCTGGGATGAGATTGTGCCCAAGGACATGTCTCTCTCTGTGGATCCTTCGGTCATCGGCATTGAGCCGATTCCCAATATCAGGGAGAAAGCTGCCAAGCTGCTGAAGCAGTACAATGAGGATGTGGATGGACCTACTAAGATTCCCGATGAGCAGTAGTATAAAATACCTGAACAGGGCCCAGCAGGAGGCTCTTGCCATTGCAGCTCACACAGAGATTGACATCTGTGGGAGAAGATTCGGTAAATCCTTCGGCATTGTGTCACTCCGGATCAAGCGGAATGTGGAATTCATGCCAGGATCCACAGGATGCTTTGTGGCCAGCTCTTACAAGCAGGCCCACATGAGGACCTTGCCAGCAGCTCTCTCCGGTCTCGCTGAATTCGGATGGATCGAGGGTGTGCACTATGTGGTAGGCAAGAGGCCTCCTGGAAGGCTGGGATACAAGAAGCCAATCATCCCTCTTCAGAATTTCGATGATGTGGTATCCTTCTACAACGGTGCCCAGATGGTCATTGTCTCCCAGGATGTGAGGATGAGCTCCAACTCTATGACCTTCGATTGGGTGATTGGTGATGAAGCCAAGGGACTCAATTTTGACAAGCTAAAGGATGAGACCTTCCCTGCCAATGGTGGTACCAGAAGGTACTTCACCGATTGTCCCTGGCACCACTCCATCCTCTTTGTGTCTGATATGCCTGTAATGAAGAGTGGCCGGTGGCTGCTCAATTACAGGGAGAAGGCCACTCCGGATATCATTGACATGATCAAAGGCCTCCTGGTGCACAGATGGGAGGTCACCAAGTGGCCGGATGAAAAGAGCCAGAAGGATGAGCTCTATCGGACTGACCACCTTCTTTCACAGCTCCGGAGAAAGGCTGTGCTCTACAGGGAGTGGTCCACCTTCGAGAATGTGGATGTGGTTGGCCTGGACTACATCAAGCAGATGAAGAGAGACCTTCCTCCCCTGGTATTCCAGACAAGCATCCTGAGCAAGAGGATTGAGAGGCTGAGAGATGGCTTCTATCCGAATTTCAGGGAGAATCTCCACACATACATCGACAATAACAATACTCCACTGCAGGATGTGGGCCTTGGGAATGTGGAGAATACTGACTATGGCTGTCTCCTGGATGGTGATGTGGACCTGAAGGCTCCCATCTCCATTGCCTTTGACTTCAATGCCAATATCAACTGGCTGGTGGCCGGTCAGAGGGATGGCATGAGGCTCAAGGTCATCAAGAGCTTCTATGTCAAGTATGAGAGAAAGCTGAGGGAATTGGTAGATGACTTCTGCCACTATTACAGAGCTCACATCACCAAGGAGGTGGTATTCTACTATGACACCACTGCTCTGGGCAGCAACTATGCTGTATCAGACAAGGACTTCAAGAGCATCATTGTGGAGCAATTCAATAAGCATGGCTGGTATGTGGAAGAGCACTTCATCGGGAAGCCTCTGAAGCATACCGAGAAGTACACCATGATTGACCAGGGATTCACCGGTGCTGCCGGTCTGCTGCCGATGTTCAATAAGGAGAATAATGAAGCTCTGCTCATTGCCATCTCTATGGCAGAGGTCCGAGTCACTGCTGGCCAGGGATGGCACAAGCACAAGGGTGGTGAGAAGCTGGTGGAGACTGAGGATGACCTTCTGGAGCACCGTACTGATGGCACAGATGCCTTCGATACACTGTACATAGGTAATTGCACTGATCCATACAGCTTGAGCATGATGGGCATTGGCTCTGCAATGTAGGCTGGCCATGAAAAAAGTGTCAGGCATATATGGCGAAATCAAAAGGAATTTCGGATCCGGCCAGAGGACAGGGCTTGGAAGCAGCAATCTCGAAAAGGCTTGACCTTGCCAATAATGTCCTATCGTTTTGATTGAGAGCCAAATAAATATCTATCATGCTGGCGGTGAAAAATGGCCGAAGTGTCCTAATTGGCACCTGCTTGGTGATGTAACTTTGTTTTTGCTATGATTCACAGCTCCAGAATACATGACTTGGTACAGCAGCTTCCGGTCTTTTCCATCAAGTGGGTGGCCACTGATGGAGAGCTGGTGAGTGTGCCTAGATGCCGGTGCACTTCCTTTCATGGAGCCGGTGATACACTGAATATCCTCATCATTCCATCCGGAGAAGTGAGGACTGTGAATCGGAATACCATCGTGGAATTTAACGGAGAAGAAGTAATACTATGAGTAATCAAGAATCTTTGGCTGGGATATCCATCATTGATGGCATCCAGCTCTATCCAGAGATTGAGGCTATCCTGGTGACTGACTCATCTGATGTATTCAAGATGGAGAAGGACCTGGAGGCAGAGACCTTTGGCAACTACAAGGTGGCTCCTTGGGGAAATGATAATCTGCTCCCCAATCATGTGCTTGACAAAGTGGAGAAGGGTGACATTGTGGGTGCCAATCTTCGCTTCAATCGGGATGTGGCCTTCGGTCTCGGTCCGAAGCTGGTGAAGGCTGTGGAGAGAGACAAGTATGGCAGGGTGACCGAGTGGGCACCGGTGGAAGATGGGCCCATCTTCGACTGGTTTGAGGCCAATGATATTCCTCTCTTCATGCAGGAGCAGCTCACCGATGTGGTCACCTTCTACAATGCCTTCCCTGAGATGATTCTTGATGAGGAATTCAAGGAAATCAAGTACATCCGTCATAAGGAGGCAGTATTCAGCAGGTGGGCCATGATGAATAAGGATGGCCTGATCAACTGGCATTATTATGCTGACTGGACCAAGGTGGCATCCCAGAAGGATATCACTGCCACCTGGGTGCTGGATGAATTTGACACCTTGGCAGATCTGAAGATCCAGGCCAGCAGGAAGAAGAGCCGGAGATTCATCTTCCCAGTTTACATGCCTTCCCCTGGCAAGCCTTACTACAGCAGGCCGGAGTGGTACTCCATCTTCATGAGTGGCTGGTATGACCATAGCACTATGGTGCCGGAGCTCAAGAAGGCCATCCTCAAGAATCAGCTTGGGGTGAAGTTCATCATCTATGTGGCCCAGGAATACTTCGATTTCATCTGCAGACAGGAAGGAGTGGATCCTCACAATCGGGAGGAATACAAGCGGATTGTGGACCGAGAGAAGAAGGCCTTCAATGAATTCCTTGCCGGTGAGAAGAATGCCAATAAGGCCATTCTTGCCATGAAGCAGAAGATTGCCACTGCCACCGGAACAATGGAGACCAAGTGGATTGAGATTGTGCCCATCGAGAACAAGATGAGTGGTGGTGAATACATCGATGATACCGAGAGCACTGCCAATATCATCTGCTATGCAATGGGTGTGCACTCCTCCCTCATCGGTGCTGTGCCTGGCAAGAGCAGCTCCACTCTCGGTGGCACTCAGGCCAGAGAGCTCTACCTGATGAAGCAGGCCTGCATGAAGCCTATTGTGGACCGAGTGATGAGGCCACTCAGAATAGTGAAGGCCTTTAACAAGTGGGATAAGGATATCTACATCAATGTGCCGGAATACATCTTCACAACTCTGGACCAGAATAAATCCGGCAAGCAGGAATCAACTAACACCGAAGCATAGCCATGATAGTAAGCGGATACACACAGATGAAGCCATTCCTCCCTGCAGTGGAGATGAAGAGTGCTTCCACTACCATTTTCGATGATGCTCTTGAAGTGGCCCAGAATGACCTGGTGGCCACCATCATCGGCACAGACATTGAGGCTCTCCTGGAGGCCCAGGTGGAAGATCCGGATGTGCATGCCAAGCTCCGGAAGCTCTGCCAGCGAGTCATCAGCCAGCAGGCATTCCTCAAGAGCATTCCGGACCTTGACCTGGTGCTGACCGATGCTGGCTTTGGCGTGGTTAGCAATGAAAAGACTCAGATGGCCAGCAAGGACAGGGTGCAGAGTCTCACCAGCAATATGAAAGCCAAGCTGGATGAGAGCAAGGATGCTCTTGTGGTGTACCTGCTCAAGACCACTGCCTATGAATCCTGGAGAGGCACAGAAGAATTCGGAAGGCTATCCGATGGTCTCATCCTTACCTATGGAGAATTCAAGGATGTGGCTGTCCTCAATAACATCACAGCTCAGGCCTATCCAAAGAGCTGGGGTGAATTCCTGGATCTGAATTCTGCTCTGAATGTGGCTCTGATGACCGATGTGGCCAGCTACATCTCCAGGGACTATGCCATCGAGCTGATTGAGAAGGTCAGAGACAAGGAGCCGATGATTCCCAATGAGAAGAAGGTGCTCAAGATCATCAAGATTGCCATCAGCTCCATTGCTCTTGGTGACATGGCCACCGGCATGGACCAGACTCTCAAAGCTGTGGCCTTCATGAAGGACAATCCGGATGACTTCCCTACCTTCATGGAATCCGATGAATCGAAGGCCCTTGACCTTCAACATAATGACACACCTATTTTCTCAATGATGTAACATGAAACGATTCTTCCAAGCAATCAAGCAATTCTTCACTCTCCGATTCAAGAAAGGAGAGAAGCTGGATCTGGTGTATCCCATCTCCTGGGAGACCATGAGCCAGGATGACTTCCGCAATGTGTGCCAGATTCTCACCAAGCCTCATGGCCGGAAGGAGACTCTCTTTCTGTGCCTGTGTGCCCTGGCTCACATCCGGCCTGACAATCCAATCAAGTATGACCAGAAGGCCATCAAGGATAACCTGGTATTTATCATTGGAGGCCAGAGCTATGTCATCACTCCAAAGGTCATACAGGAGGCCTGCAGCCAGCTTGAATATATCCTCGATGATGTGGGCCTGGCTCCCAGTCCTATTGCGAAGGTGGACCGGAAGCTCTTCGGCCTCTCCTTCGAGAAATTCTATGAGGCCGATGCCTACATGCTCCGGTATGCTGCCGATAACAATAATGAGAAGTGGCTGAAGGAGACTGCAAAGGTGCTCACCAATGGAGCCACCAGGAAGCTGCTTGACTGGCAGAAGAAAGGCCTTGTCATCTGGTGGAATGGTGTGAAGCAGTACATGATGAAGAAGTATCCCTATGTGCTTCAGGAAGGAGGCTCCATCTCTGACAGGACTCAGACCGATATCCTGTATGACCTTCTCTCTGTCATGAATGACAATAAGCCTCAGGACAATGAGAAGATCCTGAAGAGTGATGTGCATTCCGTATTCTACACCTTGAATCATATCTACTACGAAAATGCTCACAAATAACTATCTGCTTTCCTCTTTATCTTCCCTCAAGGACTTTGTGTCCCCATCTACTCAGATTCTGCAGGGCAATGGCTATGATGGTGTCATAGACATCCTGCAGAATATGAGAGGTGTGACCTATCCCTGTGTGATTCTGGAATCAGGTGGCTCCGGCTCAGTCCAGGTGGTGGAAGGGCCGGTGGACACTTATACTCAGTCCCTGTGGGTGATGGGCAATCTCGGCAGAGGAGAAGATGAGGATGCTCTCTTCAGAGCTATGAAGGCTCTCACCATGAAGGTCTTTGCCAAGCTGCTCCAGGACTGGAGAGAAGGCACACATCCGGAGGTGCAAGAGCTGGACCACCAGCGATTCACCTACATGCAGAGATGGGGTGGCCCTAATGCAAGAGGATATGAGCTGGTGCTCACCTTCAGGGAGAATTACTCTCTGCTGCTGACTCAGGAAGATTTCAAGTAGGATATGGCAGAGAGCAGCTCATACAAGGAGATGGCCGAGAGATGGGCCGAGATAGTGATTGAGAGATGGATCCGGAAAATCCAGGCTCTCAATATCGGCTCTACTGGAGAGCTGCTGAAATCCCTGCAGTCCCAGGTCACCTTGGATGCACAGGGCAATCCGGCCAAGATCACCTTCACCTACCTGTATTATGGCATCTTCACCGATATGGGTGTGGGTAAGAATGTGAAAATCGGAGAAGCCGGTAAGGGCAATAACCGAAAGAAGAAGCCTTGGTATTCCTCCGTATTCCAGAATGAGGTGGCCACTCTTGGAAGGCTGATGGCAGAGAGGTATGGCTATGATGCTGCCACTCTTCCTCTCAGAGCTTTCCATACCATGTCTGAGAGAAGCTATAATGATGAAGCATACTACAATCTACTAAAGAAGAAGTAATGGCAAATACAGTCTATACCGAGAGTGTAGTCACTCTTAATGGAGCTCAGGCAGAGGCCACTCTGAATTCCCTGAAATCTTCTGCCGATGACCTCCGGAAGAAGATGATCGAGGCTACAAAGCTGGGGAATACCGAGGATGCTGCCAAGTATCAGAAGCAGCTTGACCAGGTGCAGAAAGCCATGAAGGGCATCAAGCAGGAGACCAAGGATTACTCCGACTTGATGAAGAATCTGAATGGTGCCAATCTGAATACTCTGGCCAAGGCCTATTCCAATCTGAATAAGCAGATCAAGAATCTCACTCCAGGCACCGATGAATTCATCAAGAAGAGCCAGCAGCTCAAGCAGGTGAAGGCCAGGATGGATGAGATTCAGCAGGGCATCAGAGGCACAAATAAGACTCTTGACTCCCTGAAGGGCATGCTTCCAAAGGTTGGCCTCGCTACCTTTTTTGCTGCTGCTGCGAAGGCTGTAGTGCAATTTGCCAAGGATGCCACCACTCAGACTCAAGCAGTGGGAGATCGGTGGCAGCAATTCACTGAGGGCATGAAGAGTGCCTATCAGTCTTTTGTGGCAGACCTTTCCACCGGTGCCGGATGGAAGGAGCTCATTGCAAATATGACCAGTGCCTATAAGACAGGTAAGGAGGTAGCTGCCATGTTAGATGAGCTCTTCGAGAGAAGGAATGCACTCACTCTCCAGGAGGCAGAGTATAATTCTGAGATTGAAGAGCAGAAGCAGATCATGAGAGATGTCACCAAATCGGTGAAGGAGAGATTGGATGCCTCAGATCTTGCCATGAAGAAGGAGCAGGAGCTGGCTGCTCTTCGAGAGGACATAGCCAAGCAGGAAGCGGATGCCTATAAGAAGAAGCTGATGGATAGGACCGATATGGATGAGGCAGAGCTCCAATCATACATAGCTGAGTATGAGCATAACCGAGAAATAATCAAGCAGGCACAAGACTATCAGCAGAAGATATCTGATGCCGAGAAGGCTGTCAAGCATCTTCGGAGTGCCTACTCTCTGGATGCCAGTGCTGGCACCTATTCTTTGCTTCAGCAGGCAGAGCAGGACTTGGCAGATCTCAGAGCATCCTCCTCTGAGACTTTGGAAGAGTGGGCAGCTATTGATAAGAAATACCAGAAGAGCAATGATGAGCTTGTGAGCAACTATGTGCAGGCTCTCGCAAAGCAGAAGAATGCCCATGCTGACTACTATAAGACCACAGCTAGGACTGCATCCACCAATGCCTCCCTCCGGAAGCAGCTCCAGCAGGAGCAGGCCAAGGCTGTAGAGGATGCCTTCCAGAAAGAGATTGATGCATCTGACCGGCATTTCAAGGAGATGCAGAATCAGGCCAAGCAGGCCTATGCCAATGGTGAGATATCCGAGCAGAAGTACCAGAATCGGCTGAACAGCATCCAGGAGCAGTCCCTCAGGGCCAAGATTGCCATTGGCGAAAGGTATAAGAAGGACACTCTTGAATTCCAGTCACAGCTTCTTGACATGGCAGTGAAGGAGCAGCAGGAGCTGGAGAAGATGCTCAAGCAGGCTGAGGCCGATGCAGAGAAGGTAATGGATGAGCTTTCCAAGCAGGCACAGGCCGAGATTGATTCTGCAATGGCCGAGCTGGATCAGGAGATGCAGGAGCAGATTCAGCACCTTCTTGACCTCACTGAACAGGCCAATGAAGTGAAGGCTGCTCTGGATCCTGGCACTGCTCTTGCCAAGCAGCTTGAGACCGAGATGGCATCTCTTCAGGAGATGTACGATAATAAGCTGCTCTCTGAGGAGGAATTCCAGCAGGCCAAGCAGCAGCTCATCAGAGACTTTGCCAAGGAGAATCTCAATATCGAGCTGGATGGATGGATGCAGGGAATCGAGGTAGCCTCCCAGTATTGTGACAAAGTGGGAGACATGGTGTCTGCTCTCCAGGATGCAGAGCTGGCTGGCCTCGATGCACAGATGCAGGCCGAGCTGGCTGCTGCCGGTGACAATGCCGAGGAGAGAGAGAGGATTGAAGCAGAGTATGAGCAGAAAAAGCTGGAGACTCAGAAGAAGTATGCAGTGGCAGATATGGTCATCTCCATTGCAAAGACTCTTGCTGCAGGTGCCCTGGCAGTCATGCAGGCCTTTGCACAGCTTGGGCCTATTGCCGGTGGTGTGATGGCCGGAGTCATCGGCATCACTACTGCTGCAGAGATTGCTACAATCATTGCTCAGAAGAATGCCATCATGAATGCTTCTCCTGGATCTTCCGGCTCCGGATCTTCCCAGATAGGAGCCAGGGTGGCCACCGGATACTCTTCCGGAGGATACACCACTCAGGCCTGCAACGACTACC